CATCACTGGCATCAGGAATGAAAGTGTTGTTATCGGTTGCAGTTGCTGGATCAAAGATCGTAGCAAAACCAGAGAATAAGTCACTGGAATTGTCTGTATTGATTTGTCCTGCACCTGTGAAAGTTGTGCCTACAATAAATGTATATTGTAAACCTGCTGCTGCTGTAGGTAGTGTTACTACAATTCCTGCTGCACGATTTAAAGTAAATACCGCACCAGATTGAGTTGACTCTACTGAATAAGTAGCATCTTCAATTGAAACAACATTATCATAAGAAGATACATAACCTGTAGTAACTAAATTACCACTTGTATCTACATCTAAATTAGTTGTTACTGCTCCTGTGCTAGAGCTTTTAGTGATTTGTTCAAAACCACCTTCGGACCTAACTGGTCCATTAAATGTTGTGTTAGCCATTTTTCCTCCTAAAGGAAAGCATCTATCATCTTGGCAAGTCTGCTAGGGCAGTTGATAGACTAATTAAAAAATTCCCTAGAATAAAAAAAAGGGGGAACATAAGCTCCCCCTTTAAAGTCCTTACGAACTACCTGGTGATCCAAAGATACCAAGCGGATCAGATACTCCAAAGGAATATCTTTCTCTAGCTTTGTATCTAACATTACCAGTTTCAAAGTCACCATCCATTGAGGTGGTCATTGGTGCTCTGACAAAATGCTTCATGCCATCTGGAACATCAGTAGTGATAAAGAAAGCATTAGTATCAGTTAAATAATGATTAACTGAATAACCTTCTGGAATCACTCCATTAGTTTTAATAGCATTGATGTCATTGTCAGCAGTACCGACTCTATAGTCACTTTGTAAAAGTCTAGTAGCTACGAACTGAAGATCAGAAGGTACTATTAGCTTTTTAGGTCTAGCTGCAATTTTAAGACCTCTTTCATCAGTCCATTTGCCGATTTGAATGATCGCATCTTCTAAAGATGTTTCATTTAAGTCAGCTCCTGACGAAGGTCTATTGCTGTTAGTTCCACCGCTTACAAGTGGGTGAGCTGTGCTGAATAATGCAACACCATCACCTGAAGAGAAAGTAGTTGAGAACCCATTATTTAATGGATAAGCTCCTTTCACTTGTTTTGTATAAGCCATTGCACGAGCTAATGCTTTAGTATATCTAGCACTTAAAGATACATAGAGGTTATCCTCCATTGCTTCTTCAGTAACTGAATATCCCATTGCAATAGTTTCGTGTGTGTAACGAGCCACAAAAGATTCTTGAGCAGTATCCCAACTAATGGTTGCTCCCTCATCTTTTACTGGTGCTGCACCGAAGCCAGATAGCTTCAGTTCTTCCTCGAATGATCTCTCGGAATTTTCTGAAACATAAATTTCTTCGTGCTCGTTTTCGTAGTTACCATACTCTTCACCAAATAGGGCGTTAAGTCCAGGTAACAGTTGCTTGAGCTCATTAGCTCTTGATATAGCTGCCATTTTTTAACTCCTTAGCCTATGCCAGTTGTGGTGAGCAGTTGATGCCCTACATTAAACATTACTAATACATCTGTATAGTCATCACCAACTGCACTATCTGGACCATCAACAAAGTCGATGATTTTCACAGGTAATGTGTTAGTGGTTGCTACAGTAGATATATCAACCGAATTTTTGCTATTTCCAATTGCTGTGCTTCCTGCAGTTTGAACAACAGCACAATTCTTTCCAAGATCATCTTGGTCAGCAGCACCATCGCATTGCATTTGCATAACAATAAAAGGATCAGTAGCAACATACGCAACAATATCATCCGCAGCAGTTGATGCTGGGAAATATTGGTTGGGTGTGAATTGACCAGTAGTTGGGTCAGTGTAAGCACATCCAAGAAATACACCTATTGGTGTACAAGCTGTAGTACCAGTGTCTTTTTGGACAGTGGTATTAGGGTTGTCATCACCCCATTTTACAAAATCGCCATAGAATATAGAAGTTCCATATGCATTTTTAATTTTATAATGGGTAACTTTTCCTTGGTAAGGGCTTCCAACAACTGTACCTACGGGTCTAGCTCCATGTGGAGTAGCCGAACTTGACATAATTGTCTCCTTACTAAATTAATAAATTACAAAAGATTCTAGGAATCTTTCCCAAAAGTTGTTCTCGATTTGCGTTCAAACACTTGTTTGGTCGCCATTCGATTATCTTGGTCTTTAAAATAAGTATTATCAACAGACTCTACTTGAGATGAAGCTAAGTCAGCAAAATGTTTATCCCTTGCTGCTGCTCTCTCTTTAGACATCTTACATAATAATTGTCCACCTATTTCAACATGACCTTTCTTTGCCCATTCTGAGTTATGATCCATCATATGTATTTGAAGCTCTGGATGATCTTCAAGTCGGACTGGTTGCCACCCTTCCCTCATTCTTCTAGAAACATTTGGATTGTCAGTTTGCCCTAAAAGAGCAGTTCTTACCCATCTAAATACCCATCCGTCTTGCGGATCAGGTTCTGGAAGATTACCTATATTATCCCAACTCATTGGTCTTGAGTCGATTTCTCGACTTTCTACACTCCTCGGAGTACGCACTTGTTCGTTATTATTTTCTTGCATTTCTGCTTCAGTTTCAGGAGAGTCAGCCTTAACTTCTTCTGATTGATTTTTAGTTTCTTCTGACATATTAAATCTCCTTTAATAATTGATTTGCGTATTGCTCAGGACTAATACCAAGTTGTCGTGCTAAACGAACTTGTGTCTGAGTCAAACGGACTTGCGAGGGTTTTTTATTTCCGCTATCCCTCGTGGCGGATGCAACAACTGTTGAAGGTTGTCGTTTTGTTGTTCCAGTTTCGTGGACTACTTCTGCAGTCTCTTCCACTTGAACACCAAAGAAACTTGGATATTCTTTATGCATAGCTTTATCTACTTCTGCATAATATTTTTGTGAATCTTGTTCAGGAAGTATTCCCTGATTACGAAGTCTTTGATCAATGGTTAAAGCATATGAACTCATTTCTTGATGTTCAGGTACTGTGCTCATAAACCAAGGATTCTTGCTTGACCATGCTTTCATTTCAGGGTCTAGCTCTTGTGTTTGTTCTACTGGTTGTTCTGCAGGAATTTTTTTAACAATTTCTGCTTGAACATTTTGTGCCATATTCATTGACTGTTGTTCTGCAAGAGTAGCTTTAGCTATCATCTCTTGTGCTTTAGTCATAGCATCAGCATCGCCTTCTTCATAGGCTTTCTTAAATTCTACTTGAGCATTTTGTTTTGCCCACAAAGCATTGTTATGTGCTTGTTTATTTAGAACTTCTCCGCCTTGCTCAACCATAGCTTGAAGTCTTTTATTTTCAGACATCAAAGTTTGTAATCTTTGTACAGCTTCTTTAGATTCTCTTGTTGCTGCTTCTTTGGCTCTGCGTTCTTCGTGATACTCGTATTTGATTTTAGATATACGATCTGCAGCTCTTTTACTGTAGTCAGCTATTTCTTTGTCTACAGCATCGTCATCAACTTCTACTGGTGCATCTTCTGCTCTAGGTTTTTTGCCTTGATCTTGTGCAGGAGTATCGTCAACAATGGTTACTTCTAGATCATCTGGTATTTTATGATCTATTTCAGTTTGTTTGCCAAAGAATTGATCTTCTTTTGTTTGAACTGCTGGTTCATCAAAATTAGGTTCTTCATTAATTATTTCTGTTTTACTCATGCTCTTACTACTCCTGTTGGATCATCGACCACTGCTTCTACAGTGTCATCATTAATTAAACGAAATTCTTGTCCATACATTTTCATGCGAGTTCCTGAGTAAGCACGAAATACTACCCAATCACCTTGTTTGCACCAAGGTCCACTTGGGAATCTTTTTGAGTCGTTATAACATTCAGTTCCTAGTTTAAGAACAAAACCACAGATATTACTTATTTCTTCATCTCTTACAGTAGTATTTGCTTTAATAATACCGCCATCAGTCTTTTCTTCAACTTTAGGCATCGCTATAAGAATCTTCCAACCTTTAGGCTCAGGAAGTTGACTTTTTACATCTTCTTCAACGATAGGAGTTTCAACACTTTCAGGTTCTGGAATGTTTACTTTTTCTTTTTTACTCATATTTTATGCACGACTTTAGGAGTCGAGTTCCTATTGTTTGAGAACCCTTTCAACATAATCTAGTAGTTCTCGTTCTGCAAGGGCAATTCCCTCGATAATGCCAACCATTTTTTGATAGTCAGGAAAGTTTTTACAAGCTCCTGTAGCAATATGATCAGCGTGTTCATTCATCAAACTACGATACTTTAACTTCAGATGTTCTGAAAGTGATAGCTCAGTGATTTCATTTGACATACTAATCGCTATCTTTAATCATATCCTTGGCAATGTCAACACCTGTTTTAAAATCTTCGATTGATTGTTTTTCTTTTTCAACTTCTTTTGATAGCAAATCACTAGCAACTTGCTGTCCTATTTTAGCACCAGCTATTTGACCTTCTTGTTGTAACCTAGCTTCTTGTAATTCTTTATTAGATGCAGCTTTAGTTGCATCAAGTAATAATCTGCCTTCATCTATATCCATTTTAGCTTTTGCTTGTGCTTCTTTAATTGCTACTTCTTTTTCTTTAGCTTGAATAAGTGGGTCTTTAAGTTGTTCTTGTACTCGTTGTTGTTCAGCTTCAGCTTGTGATGTGCCTAATACTCGTTTAGCTGCTTCTGCTACAAGACTTGATATACGCTTTTCAACATCTGCTGGTATTGGTTCACCTTCTGGTGGAAGTTCAACACCCATCTCTCTTTCAACTTCTTTTCTATATTGCATTGATAAATGCTCATTAATGTAAGCTGAACCTGCAGCAAGTATTCCTGCAGCATTTGGACTCTGACCTACAAGCTGTTGTATTGCAGGGTCTTGTTGTGCTGATGTAACAACAGCAATATGTGCATCATGATCTTGATCTATAAATGCTTTAACTGGTTTACCAGTAATAATGTTTTGTACTGCAGTGACTGGATCAACTGGTCTTATATCATCTACATCTGGAATAATATCTTCTACATCTTCAATGCCTAATACATTAAGCATTTGTCTGTGTAATTCAGGTAAGTTATACATATCAGGAGATGACTGAGCCAATTGCATAGCAGCTTGATACTGCATAATTCTTTGAGCCATTGTTGCTGCATTAGGATCAGATACTGGCAGTACATCTACTCTGTTATCAAAATCTTCTGCTTTAATATCTTCGCCTTCATCTGTTTCATACGGATAAGATGGGTCTGTAAAGTCTTTTACAATACCAACTAATATATCAAACTCTTTACGCATTGAAGCGTGAAGTCTAGATTGCACAGCACTCATAACTTTTTGATTTCTTTCTAGCAATGCTAGTGTAGTTCCAACAGGTGCTTGGTTATTCATATCAGATATTTTCATGTCTGACATACTGGCAAACCTTCTGCCTTCTTCTACAATATTCTGTAATAAGTTATACAAAGTTCCTGATGGTTCTTTGTATGGTAGGAATGTAATGTTGTCTCTAATAGCACCACCTGGTACATCAACATCTCTAAATTCTCCAGGCATGATAGGAGTATCATCTCCCTTGATCCTGAGTCCTCTAGCTTTTAAACCACCAGGTAAATTACTTAAAGTACCTGCATCGACTAATTGTCTTAGTATGGATGTAGCTGACTTGGCTAATCCTCCTACCATGTGTATTAAACCAAACCCATAGAAACCTAATCCTGGTAGGTATTGGTAATGTACAAAGTGCATCCTTCTTAGTTTTGCAGAGTCATCTTCATAATAGTTTCTGCGTATGCTAAGAATAATGCCACTTGGATAATCGATGGTGACAACATAAGGTATAGCTATACCTGTTTGTTCTCCTGAATTGTCAGTATCTTCAAACCCTTCAAGGTCTAAATCTACCTGCATTTCTAGTATTGTATGACTTTGATCGTAGTTGTAAGTGTCTGATTCACCAGTAATTTCATCATATTTCTTGGTAATATCAGAATTTTTCTGTGAACCATCAGGTATATCTATATCTCTGTAGAACCCATTAACTTGCATCTTTCTAACTGTGTTAGATGATTTACGCATTACATGGGTAGCTCTTTCACAAGTTTCTAAATCACTTGCTCCATAGTTCACTACAACATCTTCTGCTGGTACAAAGATAGAACTAGGTCTATCTAAGCTAGGATCAAAATAAACTTTTCTAAATGCAGAACCTGCTAGTGGCAAAGAAAATAACATCTTTTCTGTTTCAGTTCTGTATTCTGACATCTCATGTGTCAGTAAGTAGTTTAAGTAATCTTCTACTCTTTGCGATTGTTTTTCTTTTTCTTCTGTAATCTTTCCTACTATTTTAGTTCTGACTGGTCCAGCAGCAGGAAACATTTCTGTAATTGATTGAGATTGAAAGCGTATAACAGCTTCACTAAGCATTGGGTGGAATACACCACAAGCTCCTGACCAAGGGGTAGTTCTTTCTTCTATCTTTAGTCCTAATTGATCTAAGCCTTTAGTATAGGTTTCTTCCCACTCTGATCTAGAATCTTTATCGCCATTGTAGTCACCTACAAGTTTAGAACCTAGTTCTTGCAAAATGCCATCATCTATATGTTCTGCTAGATTGGAATCAAATTCTACATCGCCTATCTCTTTAGCATTAGGATCAAAGTCAATGATCATGCCACCATCTTCAGTTTCGATGGCTAATGAGTCTGGGTTTTCTATAGCAATCGTAAGCTCTTGATCTTGAGGCTCTTGCTCTATTGTTCCTTCTACAGGTGTAGCTGGTTTTCTTTCTATAG